AGTTGGAACCACTACAAGGATGATGTGTTCATAGTAGAGATGGACCAAGTCTTCTTGTATAGGGAGCCAGAAGGAGAGTGGTGTGCGCCATATCCGTTCTGTTTTGTTAAGCCTATAAAGAAAGAACTTGATGCAGAAATGTTTACTGACACAGGTATACTAATGCATCTTCATGGTATACTTGAGTATGTACCTGAAAACGATATACTTAAGAAAGGTGATATGGTATCATTTCAGCCAGAATCAGAGTATGAGTTCAGAATAAATGAAGAGATAATGTATCGTGTAAAACTTAAGAACTTATGCTTAAAGATTTAACAGCAAAAAAGGATAGAGTTCTTGAGGCTGCTGAAAGGTCTGTAGATGAGCTTATTAAGGTTCTTGAGATGCCTATCATCACTAACTCTTATGATGATGAACTAGGTGCAGATAAAATGAAGAACGCAGCAGCAGCAAAAAGGTTGGCTTTTGAGGATGCATTGTCGATACTAGAGCGCATAGATCAAGAGAGAGCAAAAGTCTCTGAAGTAGAACAAAAGGTAGTTAACCCTAATAGCGGATTCGCAGAAGGTAGAGCAAAGTCAAATGGTAAAAAATCATAACTATGACATATACCGAATTGCCAATAATCATATTGGAGAAACTTCTATTAGGAATAAGAATAGGGCGAAATCATGGGACTATGGATATAATAAGGAGTATAATATTGTGGTCATATCGAAAGATGGAACACTTGGTGATATATATGAGATTAATGGGCTTTTTGTAGGCCTTCCTAAGACACCATCAAATATCCCACAAGGAGAGAATAAATGGGTTGCTGCTGAATATCCAAAAGAACTTAAGAACATAAAGACATCCTTCGAATGGATGCGTAGAGACAATGTTTTTAAGAACCAATGGATTGACTACATAGAGCAAGAGTTCGACAGAAGAGAGCTAGGTCATTGGTTTATGAATAACAATAAACCAACATACATTACAGGAACACACTACATGTACCTGCAATGGTCCAAGATAGATATCGGTCTTCCTGACTTCCGTGAATCAAATAGGATATTCTTTATTTATTGGGAAGCATGTAAGGCAGACAGTAGATGCTATGGTATGTGCTACCTAAAAAATAGACGTAGTGGTTTCTCGTTCATGAGTTCAGGAGAAGCATGTAACATAGGCACAATATCTAAAGACTCCCGATTAGGTATACTATCAAAGACAGGTGGTGATGCCAAGAAGATGTTTACCGATAAGGTGGTTCCTATTGTAAGGAACTATCCATTCTTTTTCAAGCCCGTACAGGATGGTATGGATAATCCAAAGACAGAACTTTCGTTTAGAGTTCCTGCATCTAAGATTACCAAGAATAGTATGAACGAAGAGAAGGAGCTTGGAATCGAAGGTCTTGATACAACAATTGACTGGAAAAACACAGCTGACAACAGCTATGACGGTGAGAAGCTGCTACTACTAGTTCATGATGAATCCGGTAAATGGGAGAAGCCAGAAAACATTCTTAACAACTGGCGTGTAACAAAGACATGTCTTCGCCTCGGTAGTAGGGTTATTGGTAAGTGTATGATGGGTTCAACATCGAACGCACTTGCAAAGGGTGGTGATAACTTCAAGAAGTTATTCAATGACTCTGATCCACGAAAGCGTTCTTCCAACGGACAGACTAAGTCAGGACTATACAGCCTATTCATACCTATGGAGTGGAACTTCGAGGGTTACATCGATAAGTATGGATGGCCTGTATTAGAGGACCCAAAGAAACCTATTGAGGGTATTGATGGTGAAATGATTGAAAATGGTGTAATCACATATTGGAATAACGAAGTTGATGCACTTAAGAATGACCCTGATGCACTTAATGAGTTCTACAGACAGATGCCTAGGACTGAATCTCACGCGTTTAGGGATGAGTCTAAGCAGTCTTTATACAACCTGTCAAAGATATATCAGCAAATCGATTATAACGACTCTCTAATCAAAGATAGGGTACTCACAAAAGGAAACTTCCATTGGAAGAATGGTGAGAAAGATACAGAAGTAATATGGACACCTGATCCATCCGGCAAGTTTACATTGTCTTGGATACCTCCAATAGGTGTTAGGAATAATATAATAAAAGATAGAAATGGAAAAAGAAGACCTGGAAATGATCATTTGGGGGCTTTTGGTTGTGACCCCTATGACATATCTGGCACAGTTGGGGGTGGTGGATCTAATGGTGCTTTACATGGACTCACCGGATTCCATATGGACACCAATGCGCCTACTAATCAGTTTTTTCTTGAGTATGTAACAAGAACACAAACAGCAGAGATATTCTTTGAAGATGTGCTAATGGCTATCCACTTCTATGGCATGCCAATACTTATTGAGAACAACAAGACTAGGTTACTGTACTACCTAAAAGATAGAGGGTATAGAGCGTTCTCATTGAATAGACCTGACAAACATATATCGAAACTATCTAGGTTTGAATCAGAAGTAGGTGGTATACCTAACTCATCCGAAGACGTTAAGCAGGCTCACGCCTCTGGAATAGGTTCATACATAGAGCAATACGTAGGATATGATTCAGAAGGCACGTACAGAGAACCCGATGAAATGGGTAACATGTACTTCACAAGAACACTAGAGGAATGGGCTAAGTTTGACATCAACAACAGGACTAAGTTCGATGCTGCAATTAGCTCAGGATTAGCGATAATGGCAACGCGTAAGAACCAAAACACTAGTGTGGTACAAAAGTCAAAAATTAGTATTAAATTTGCAAGATACGACAATAGTGTTGGCAACGTTAGTCAATTAAAGAGATAATGGATAAAAAACCATCTGTAGTTATTAGTAGCACTCCATTTCCAAATCAAATGGCCACGGATGCTGAGAAGGCATCTAAGGATTATGGTTTAAAGGTTGGAAAGTCTATTGAGGGCGAATGGTTTAGAAGAGTTAACTCCGGAAACTGTCGTTACTATGATCAATATCTAGAGTTCCATAAGTTACGTTTGTACGGACGAGGCGAGCAGCCCACAGAGATGTACAAGAAACTTTTAGCTGTAGATGGGGATCTATCTTACCTTAACTTAGATTGGAAGCCCGTATCAATTATCCCAAAGTTTGTGGACATAGTTGTAAATGGTATGGCTGATCGTCTTTATTCAATTAAGGCAGAATCGCAAGACGTAATGTCTGCTGAAAAAAAGAATGTATTTCAAGACATGGTTGAATCTGATATGCTTGCTAAAAACATATTAGAGAAAACAAAACAAGAGTTTGGCATTGATGCCTACAATGTTCCACCAGATGAAATACCTGAGAATGATGAGGAGCTTGCTCTTTACATGCAATTAAAGTATAAGCCATCTATCGAAATCGCAGAAGAGATTGCAATCAATACTCTTTTCGACATGAATGACTACAAGGATGTAGTTAAGCCACAAGTAGATAGAGACTTAACAGAGATTGGCATAGGTGCTGTAAAGCATTCATTCTATCCTGGAGCAGGGGTTAAAATAGAATACGTTGACCCAGCTGCACTTGTTTATAGTTATACAGAAAAGCCTGACTTCTCCGATGTGTACTACATTGGTGAAGTAAAGCAGGTACACTACACTGAGTTACGCAAGATGAATCAGGAACTAACGGATGAAGATTTAACAGACATCAAGAACTCTGGCTCTGCGTGGTATAACTATTGGCCTGTTATTAGAACATTCCAAGAGGATGTCTTTAATAACGAGATGGTCACTCTTCTGTACTTTAACTACAAGACTGAAAAACGTTTTGTATACAAAAAGAAAAAACTAGAGAACGGAGGGGAGCGAGTTATTAAAAGAGATGAGAACTTTAAGCCTACACCTGACAATCCATCGTTTGAGAGATTGGATGTTGTTAAGGATGTATGGTACGAAGGAGTTCTTGTCTTAGGTAGTAATATTATTATTAAGTGGGATCTTCTGAAAAATATGGTTCGTCCAGAAGCAGCTACTCAGAAGGCACTTTGTAATTACATTATAAATTCACCAAGTATGTACAAGGGACAAATACAGTCTCTTGTAAAACGAATGATTCCATTTGCCGATCAGATACAATTAACACACCTTAAGCTACAGCAAGTGATGTCACGAGTTGTTCCTGATGGTGTATTCATCGATGCAGATGGTATCTCTGAAGTAGACCTTGGTACAGGAGCAGCATACAATCCAGAGGATGCACTTAAGATGTACTTCCAAACTGGTTCGGTAGTTGGTCGTAGCTATACCGGTGATGGTGAGTTTAACAACGCACGAGTTCCTATTCAGGAACTACAGACCAATAGTGGTGCATCTAAGATGTCTGCGTTGATTAATCACTACAACTATAACCTAAACATGATACGTGATGTCACAGGGCTTAATGAGGCTCGTGACGGTTCATCTCCTGATCCAAACGCACTTGTTGGTGTTCAGAAGCTTGCTGCACTAAATAGCAACGTAGCTACACGACATATCCTACAAGGAGGTTTAATGGTTACTAAGAGATTGGCAGAAGGTATATCACTACGTGTAGCTGATATACTTAACTACGCAGACTTCAGAGAAGAGTTCGCAATGCAGGTTGGTAAGTACAACCTTTCCATACTTGATGATATCAAGAACCTATACTTACATTCATTTGGTATATTCATAGAACTTGCACCAGATGAAGAAGAAAAACAGCAAGTAGAGCAGAACATACAAATAGCACTTAGCCGAGATCAGATTGATCTTGAGGACGCTATTGATATTCGTATGATTAAGAATCTGAAACTCGCCAATGAACTACTTAAGGTTAAGCGTAAGCGTAAAACACTTGAGCGTCAGAAACGAGAAGACATGCAGTCTCAGATACAAATGCAGATTAACATGCAGTCTCAAGAAGCTGCTGCACAGCAGAAGCAACAGACAGCGCAGATGGAGGCACAAGCTAAGATTGCTATCAAACAAAATGAAGCTCAACTAGATATGCAGCGTATGCAGTTTGAAGTTGAGAAGAAAAAAGAATTGATGGCACTTGAGTTTGAGTACAACATGCAGCTTAAAGGTATTGAGACAGATGGATTGATGAAGCGTGAGAAAGAGCGTGAGAAAGCAAAAGACAAGCGTGTAGACCTACAGGCAACCCGTCAGTCAGAGCTTATTAATCAGCGTAAGAATAACCTTCCTCCTTTGAGCTTTGAATCAGAAGAAGACTCATTAGATAACTTTGATTTAGGATCATTTGAACCGAGATAATTATGTTAAAGCCTAGCAAAATAAAAGTGAATCCTTACTTGTCCGGAACAGGCAGTAAGAACAGATATGACATAACCGGAGGTGTAACTATGTCTCGTGGTCCTGTTTCTTTAGATATATCTACTTCTTCAGGAAGCGACTATAAGCCTGAATCGGATATTACACTTAGTGTAAATATTCCTATCACTAAGCGCATTAAGAATAAACGTAGGTTTTTATAAAATACAAATGAAAAAGGGACTATACGCAAACATTCATGCTAAGAGACAAAGGATAGCAGCAGGATCAGGTGAAACTATGCGTAAACCTGGAACTAAAGGTGCGCCTACAGCAAAGGCATTTAAGCAGTCAAAGAAAACAGCTAAGAAGAAATGAAAGATTCTCGTTTAGCAAGAGCAGGAGTTGAAGGGTTCAATAAACCAAAGAAGACACCAAGTCATCCAACAAAGTCACATATTGTTGTAGCTAAGGTTGGTGATATTATTAAGACAATACGCTTTGGTCAGCAAGGAGTTAAGACGAATCAAACTGTAGGGCAACGTGAGGCATTTAAAAGCCGTCATGCTAAAAATATTTCTAAGGGAAAACTATCTGCTGCTTATTGGTCTAATATTACTAAATGGTCTCCAAGTAAAACTAAATCTAATTCTAAAAAATGGATCAAGGGATCATAATAGAAAAAATAAATGGTAGATATTATAAACCATGTCCAGAATGTGGAGATTTAAAATCATACTTAAGGCTTTGTTATGCAAAACAATCTTTAGAATTAAACAAATGCTGTAAAAAATGTTCAAATAGAAAAACGAATAATTGTCATAGGGGATATTTTAAAAACATTCCGATTACTTGGTTTAATAAATTTAAAAATTCTGCAAAAATAAGGGGATTATCTTTTAATATTACAATTGAAGATATTTATAATATGTATCAATTACAATCTGGAAAATGTTTTTTATCTGGAAAAGAAATAAATTGGGCAGATTTTGGACAAAAACATACAGTGTCACTAGATAGAATAAATAGTAATATTGGCTATGAAATTGAAAATGTTCAATTAGTTCATAAAGATATAAATTTTATGAAACAATCATATTCACAAGACTATTTTATAGAAATGTGTTGTTTAATAGGGAAAAAGTGGATAAAAGGCTCTTGACAATATATATAGAAAAATTTACTTAACTTTGTACCAATTAAATCAAATGTAATGGAAGAACCGAAATTTAAAGTACGCGCTGTCGACTTTGAAGAAAAGTCTCTGCAAGAGCTAGAGACAGAATTAGTCGAGCAGCATCAACAGGAAGTATCTGAAGCAACTTCAGAAGCTCCTAGAGAAGCACAACAAGAAACGGTTGATGCTTCATTGCAAGAGGGTTCAGTAACGTCTGAAACCCCACAAAATATAGAGATTGATGATAACGTGATTCTTTCTCACATTAAAAACAAGTACAATAGAGAGGTTAGTTCTATTGACGAATTAATTCAAGAACGAGCTGTTCAAGATGAATTAGAGTCAGATGTAGCTGCCTTTCAGAAGTACAAAAGAGAAACAGGGCGTGGAATAGAGGACTTTGTTAAGTTGAACAGAGACTTAACCACAGCAGACCCTGAAAGACTACTTGCTGATTATTACCGAGAACAAGGTGATGATGACGAGGATGTGGAATATAGGTTGAGTAAGTTTTCTTATGATGAAGACCTAGATTCTGAGGATGACATTCGCGAACGCAAGCTGTCTAAGAAACAAGAGCTGAAAAAGGCGATTAAGTATTTTGAAGGTCTAAAGGAACAATACACGGTTCCTCTTGAGTCAAGAGAATCATTCGTTCCACAGGAAGAGAGAGATGCTTATGAATCCTTTAAAGCATATAAGCGTGACCAGTCCTCTGAGCTTGAAGAACAGACCAAGAAGTCTGAGTTTTTTCAGAAGAAGACAGATGAGTTCTTCGCCAACAACTTCGATGGATTTCGATTTAATGTTGATGATAATAACAACATCGTTTTCAAACCTGGTGAAGCGAAAGACATCGTGGCGAAGCAATCTAATATAGTGAACTTTATCAACAACTTTTTAGATGATAAAGGATACTTGAAGGATGCCGAACAGTTTCATAAAGCTATCGCTATGGCTATGGATCCAGATAAAACCGCTAGGTTTTTCTATGAAAAAGGAAAAGCTGATGCAGTGACTAATTTTGATAGAGAGTCTAAGAACATAGATATGAGAAGTTCACCGACACCTTCGCCAAAGGCAGGTGGATTCCAAGTCAAAGTGTTAGAGGATAATGGTTACGAAGGTAAATTAAAAATTCGTAAACGTTAAACTAAAGTAAAATGGCAGGTTCATTGTTAACAACGCCAGGGGTAAGTTTAACCCCTAGTACGGTAAAGACTACTTTACCAACAAATTATTTATCTAGCTCTGATTTCAATTTCTTGAATCAGTATCTTCCTGATACTTACGAGCAAGAATTTGAGCGATATGGAAATCGTTCCATTGCTTCTTTCCTACGTAACGTTAGTGCTGAGGTTCCTTCAGCTTCTGACTTGATTAAGTGGGCAGAGCAAGGTCGTTTGCATACTAAGTATACAGCTTGTTCTATTGCATATGTAGCAGGTAACGACACAGCTACACTTACAGTAGCTGATCCAACTATTACAGCTTGTAATTTTCGAGTAGGTCAGACTGTATTTTTATCATCTAATGTTGCTAATCAATCAGATAAAGCATATATCACTGCTGTATCTGGATTAACATTTACAGTTGCTTACTATAATACTGCTGGTGGTACTATCACAGATTCTGGAAATAACGACATTACAGCATTTGTATATGGTTCTGAATTCCAAAAAGGAAGTACAGGAATGTCTGGTTCACTTGATCCAGTAGATGATATCTTCGAAGTTAAGCCTGTAATCATTAAAGACAAATTTGAAGTATCAGGTTCTGATATGGCTCAAATTGGTTGGGTTGAGGTTACAACTGAGAATGGTGCTTCCGGATACCTTTGGTATGTTAAAGCAGAGCATGAAACTCGTCTACGTTTTGATGATTATCTTGAAATGATGATGATTGAGCATGTTCCTACTGAAGCAAACTCAGGAGTAGCTGCTACAGCTTTGACTGCTACTTCAGGATCTCAAGGTTTATTCGATGCTGTTGAAACTCGTGGTAATGTATGGTCTGGAGGTAATCCATCTACATTAGGTGAATTCGATGATATCGTTAACCGATTGGATAAGCAAGGTGCTATCGCTGAAAACGTATTGTTCGTTAATCGTGAGTTCTCTTTCGATATTGATGATATGTTGGCTGCTCAAAACTCTTACGGAGTTGGTGGTACTTCTTATGGTTTGTTTGATAACGATAAGGATATGGCTATCAGTCTAGGATTTAGTTCTTTCCGAAGAGGTTATGACTTCTACAAGTCTGACTGGAAGTACTTGAACGATGCTGCTCTTCGCGGAGGTATCGTTGGTGGTGCTGTTAATGGAGTTCTTATCCCTGCTGGTACTATGTCAGTATACGATCAAATCATGGGTAAAAACATGAAGCGTCCATTCCTTCACGTTCGTTACCGTGCTTCTGAAGCTGAAAACCGTAAGTTTAAAACTTGGGTTACAGGTTCTGCTGGAGGTGCTGCTACTAGCGATTTGGATGCTATGCAGGTTAATTTCCTTTCTGAGCGTGCGCTTTGTACTCTTGGAGCGAACAACTTTGTATTGTTCAAAGACTAATAATATAAATGGGGAGATGAAATACTCTCCCCTTTTTTTTTAATTTAAATAAAATCAAATGAAGACAAATAACTCAAAAGATAGAATATATCTTTTAAAGCAAGACAAAACTCCAGTTAGTTTTTTTATTCAATCAAGAAGTAATAAGCGTAGGCAGTTACTTCATTTTGATGAAGAAAAAGGGATTAATCGTCCACTACGATATTCTAAAAATCAAAGATCTATTTTTGAAGATGAGCAAGATGGTACAGCTATTTTAGAGCCTATTGTAATGGAAGATGGAAAAATTAATGTTTCAAAAACAAATCCTATTCTTCAGCAGTTTATGGATTTCCATCCGGATAACATTAAGAATGGTGGTACATTATTCTATGAATTTGACCCACAAAAAGTTGCTGAAGAAAGAGTATATAACTTAAATCTTGAGGTTGATGCACTTATTGCAGCTAGGTCTTTAGAGTTAACTAAAATGCAATCTATTGCTCGTGTACATTTAGATGTAAATGTAGATAAGATGACTTCCTCTGAATTAAAGCATGATATCTTATTATTTGCACGAAACTATCCTCAAGAATTCTTAGATGCAATTGATGATCCTGATTTAGATGTGACAAATGTTGCTGCAAGAGCATTCAACGAAGGATATGTTACATTTAGAGCAGGAAAAGACATACATTATAACTTAAAGAACAATAAGAAAAAGATTCTAACTGTTCCATTTGGTGAAAACAAAGAAGATGTATTTATGTCTTGGCTAATGTCTGATGAAGGTCTTGAGCTATACAAGTACCTTGAAGACGAGTTCAATAAATAGTATTATCTTTGTACTTTGTTTAACCCATTAATTTTTTTAAAATGGAAAAGTTTTTAAGATTCCCTATTTCAGGTAGTACTTTTCAGTTAGTATCTATTACAGATGTAGTTATTGTTGAGCAGACAGCTGCTACAACTACCACTCTTCAATACAAAGGTGCTGGATCTACTGCTGATGTTTTAACAATTACTCATGCATCAGTTGCTAATGATGACTTCCGTGATTTTGTTCAGAATCAAATTGCAGCTGCATTAACAACTTCATGGACTAATCCTGTTTTTACAGTTTCTCCTCCAGTTGCTGTATCTCAGATTGCTTTAGCATAACACCTTGTATTTAACACATGAAGAAGGCACTATTTGTTAGTGCCTTTTTTATTATCTTTGTACTATGATTAATAGTGTACGAAATACAGTCCTTTCAATTATTAGCAAAGATAATCGTGGGTACATAACTCCAATGGAGTTTAATCTATACGCAAAGCAAGCACAGCTAGAGATATTTGAGAATATGTTCTACATGTATAGCAAGGCTGTTAATAAGCAAAATAACAGGTATACTCCAAGCGTATATGAGGATAGAGTACACAATACAGGATATACTGATATAGCAAAACAAATAGAGGAAGCAATCGATATATTCTCTACATACGGTATACTTACCTACAACAACATCACACTTAAGTACGAGATTCCAGCAGATTGCTACTACCTTGATAAGGTATTGTATGACAATACTAACGAAATAGAGAAGATATCTCACTCAAAAATAAACAACGTATTGTTGTCAGGCTTTACACAGCCATCTACAACATATCCCATATACACTAATTCCTCTAATGAAATACAGGTATATCCAAATGTTATTTCAGGTACAGGATTAGTTACAGCTCAGTACATTAGATACCCACTTGATCCTAAATGGACATGGCAGTCTTTTACCAATGGCGTTCCTTTCTTTGATCCATCAGCAGTGGACTATCAAGACTTTGAGCTACCATTGAATTATGAGACAGACCTAGTTCTAAAAATACTAGGATACGCAGGAATATCAATTGGAGAGGCTGAAGTTGTCCAAGCAGCAGCAGCAAATGAAGTGTTAAATATCCAACAAAAGACTTAATAGATGCCATATATTACTCCATATCAGTACTATACCAATAATGGTGTAGTTCCAGAAGACCAAAACTGGGGATCTTATCAGTATGTATCTTTAGCTGATATAGTGAATAATTTCATGGCAATGTATGTTGGAAATGATAAGCTTATTAATAATGTTAAACGTTATGAGGTTATCTTCCACGCAAAGCAAGGAATTAAAATGCTTCATTACGATGCGCTTAGAGCGATTAAGACCATCGAGATGAACGTTGGTAGTAACCTTAAGTTTATCCTTCCTTCAGACTACGTTAATTACGTTCGTATATCCATTCTAATTAATGGTGTACTTCGTCCACTACATGAGAACAGACAAGCGAACAGCGCACTTGGATATCTACAAGATAATAACAACAATATCTTATTCGACAATAACGGAGAAGTATTGGTAGGAACCTCAAGATTAGACCTAGATAGAATAAATCAAACACTATACGAAGGCCCAGGTCTATACAACGGCTGTTATGGTTGGTGTGTAGACGGCCTTTGGTGTTTTGGTTACGAAGTAGGTGCTAGGTTTAGAGTAGACCCTGCATCTCTTTCTGCTGGACCACACTTCAGAATCAACAATGGAGTAATTGACTTCTCATCAGGTGTATCAGATCAACTAATTGTTCTTGAGTACATTTCCGATGGAATGGCAAATGGAAACGAGTCAGAGATTGTAGTGCATAAATTCGCTGAAGAGTTTGTGTATAGATATGTTAAATGGTGTTTGCTTAACGCTAAGTTAGGTGTTCCAATGTACGAAAGGAAAATGGCAAGGGATGAAAAACATGCCGAGCTACGGAACACAAAACTTAGACTAAGTAACTTACATCCATCTAGATTACTAATGACTCTTCGTGGTCAAGGTCAACAAATTAAGTAACCATGCCTGAAGTAAAAAATACATTTGTAACAGGTATAATGAATAAAGACCTCGATGAGAGGCTTATACCTCAAGGAGTATACATACACGCTGAGAACGTAAGTGTTGATAGTGCTGACGCAGGAAACATTGGTGCAGTAAAGAACCAGAAGGGGAATATATTAATAGGTAATCTTGCAAATGTTACGAATAGACAGCTAACAAATGCTAGAACTATTGGTGCTGTAGCAAGCGAGAAGGACAACCTTATCTATTGGCTTGTTGCTGCGGATGAATTTGATGGTATTTATGAGTACAATGAGATATCTGGTACGCTAGTTCGTGTTTTGCAATCTAACAAGTCTACTCCCACAAGTATCAGTAAATTAAACTTCAATAAGGAGTTTGTTGTTACTGGAATTAATTACGTAAATGGATTTCTTTATTGGACGGATAACTATAATCCACCAAGAAAGATAAACATATCAAGAGTAAAAGCAGATGTTAACGGTAATGGTGGGTATGCAGTTGATGATCCACGTATCGATCAAGACATCAATGTGATTATGGCTCCTCCATTGAATGCTCCAAAGCTACGCTTTGAGAACACAGAGGATCCTAACTTGATTGACCAAGCAAATAACATGGAGGATAGGTTCTTATACTTTTCTTATAGGTATAAGTATATTGATAATCAATATAGTTCGTTATCTCCATTCTCTGCTGTAGCATTTCAAGCAAAGGATTACTTAGTTGATTTCAACGCAGGCTTTAATAAAGCTATGCTTAATAAGTATAACCTTGCCTACATTACTATATTTACCGGAAACGAATTTGTAAATGAGATACAGATTGTAATGCGCGATGCGCGTAGCTTAAATACATTTATCGTTGATACCATAGATAAAGAAAATCTAAACATATCTGATAATATATATAGAGAGATAGAGTTTAGTAATGACAAAACATACACTGTTTTAGCTCCAGATCAACTTACTAGGCTTTTTGATAATGTTCCATTATTGGCAAAGGCTCAAGACTATGTTGGAAATAGAATAATGTATGGTAACTATACTCAGTTCTATGATGTATTTGAGCAAATAAGACTAGGTGTTTCGTATAAATCATACGACATACCTACAGAAGCTGCTCCAATACAGACATTTAGATCAGACAGAGACTATCAAATAGGTATCCAATACCTAGATGACTATGGAAGAACTACAACTGTATTAGCACCTGATAATCAAAACATAAGAAGTACAGTATATATTCCTCCTTCTCAATCAAACAAGGGAAATAGTCTAAAAGTTAGTGTTTGGAATAGACCTCCACAATGGGCTACAAACTATCGATTAGTTATTAAGCAGGGTAGGAAGGATTATTATAACATATTCCCTATATATTTTTATCTTAAAGATCAGTTTAGGTATTTCTTAATACATGATTCTGATAAAGATAAGATTCCTGTTGGGGGGTATATTATTTTTAAGTGTACACCTACAGGACCAACATTTTCAAATAAGAAATATAAGGTAATTGAATTAAAGTCTCAGCCTGCTAATTTTATTCAAGGGGCACAGGCTGGTCTTTACTTTAAGATAAAGGTTGATTCTCCTTACGAGTTGAATAATAATCTTGGATTGACTACATTTTATACTGATGCATTTGGTATACAAAGCTTGAATTCAATTAATTCAGCTATAATAAACTATACTAATGGTACTGCTAGATATGCTGAAAATCCTATATACTATGGAGAATCAAATCCAACGGCATTAACGCTGTCTTCACCTCCAACAAACCCAACAATCCCAGCAAATAGATATAACTTTGTAGGAAGCTATAGACTTACTATTCAGGTAACAGATATAAATCAATTTAGATGGACTAATTCTGTTTCTTTAAATGGTCCTTGGATAACAGATACTATTACACTAAATACTCCATATTGGATTAATATAGGAACAGCTGGTATAAACTTTAACCAAAACAACGGACATGGTGTTTGGATTGTATGGAGTCAACAACCATCAATAGGAGATGTATGGAAAATTGGATTAAGAGGTTCAAAGCCATATCAATATTTTACAGCAGGCACATCTTTTCCACCAAATGTTCCAGTGTCTCCATTAGCAATAGATGTATTTAATGATCAACAGGTTTTTCCTGGAGATATTATAGACATAAAAATAAATGAAACATTAAATCCAAACGCAACAGATATTACTCAGACATTTTATAGCAATGGATTATATGAGAATTTAGAAGAGTGGTTTGTAGAATCATTAGCATATCAAGATTTTCAGTATACTGATATAAATGGTGTAGAAGTAAATGAAAATGCAATATCATTTAGAAGAGGGTATGACTTTGCTGATATAGTAAATGGAGTAAATGGAGACACATATTCAAGGATACGAACTGGTTCATTAGCTAATGACTACAGTGTTATTTTAAACAAACCTATGTTTATGATAATACGAGGTAGTTCATCTTTATCTGGGACCAATAGGATGTCTGCATCTATTACAGTGAAACGTTTTGATAATTCACTGATAGCTGAAACAGTTCCGGAAGAGAATGACTTAAATGTATACCATGAATTAAGCAGAACGTTCCCTATTAGGAATAATCTACATAATGTTGTTTGGACATTTGCTGATGCTACAATATATCCAGGGACAGGACCATTTGGAGGTTATACTAACTTAGGTCAGTTAAACACTAGTACAGCTCCACTTCCAACTGATCAAATGCATAACTATGTTGTTGGTGAAAATATTTACGTTACGACAAGTAATCCAAACTTGCCTAATGGATATTATGAGGTTATTGCAACACCTAATCCATACAATGTAATTATTAATTATAATGCGCTTATATATACTACACCTTATTCAGGTACAGCTGGATACGATATAGATGAAAGAAATCAAACAACATCAGCTACTGTTCCTGCTATTGTTGTTCTAAATAATCCATTATCTACTGTAAACTCTGACTTCAATGGTTGGGCTTATGCTAATGGTTTAGAAACCAATAGGATAAGAGATGACTGGAATGGATTTACTTTAGAGTATAGCCCTAGAACATCAGCAATTGTTGATAGCTACGGAAGAAAGGTAAGTAGAAATGCCATTTGTTATAGTAGCATATTTGGAGAGAACACAGGAGTAAATGGGTTGAATGAGTTTAACCTATCTACAGCTAACTTCAAGTACTTAGATGGTGAGTACGGATCTATTCAAAAGCTTTATGCTAGAGAGTCAGACATTCTTGTTCTTCAAGAGGATAAAGTAAGTATAGTTCTTTAT